GGTTTTACCACAAAATATCGCTGAGAATCTGAGAGGAACCCATACTATTTACAACTGTATAGGCAACTAGTACTGTATGGATAGTCAGGTAGGTGATGCGCATGTAATAATAAGGTAGCTGAAGCCAAGGGGTACCCCCCCCCTCCCGAAAGCCGCCGCCCTATGTATGTATATGTCTCTCGCAAAAAAAAATTACCGAAAAATAAGAAGTGAAATATGATTAAAATAGTAACGGATGAAGAAGTCCATGAGATGGATATTGAGTTAATTGAGTTGTTTGCAGTGTATCTCTTTGATAGAGACCAAGTTGGTATGACTGATTTGATTTATATTGTAGAAGATAGAATGACTGATGACTACTTAGAAACTGAAAAACAACAACATTCACGAGTGTAAAGGTTATATATGTCTCGGATAGGAATACCCAACAAGAATAAGAAGTTCTTACTGGCTCGCCTACAGGATATGTATGGTGAACAGTTCCACCCTATCTTGAAGATGGCAGAAGCTGCTAGCAAGCTGGACTACATTGCTGAGGAAGAAGGTGATGTCACTGCTCTTAATGCTGCTGTTAATGCGTGGAGTAAGGTTGCAGAGTATACTGAGCCAAAGCTAAAGGCTGTAGAGATTAGGGCTGACGAGGGTGCTGTAGTGGCTATCCAACGTAAACGCTTTGATGGCACTGCTATCGAGGCCGAGGTTGTAGATGTAGACCCTGTAGTAGAGGCAATAGTAAATGCCGCTGTAGATGATGATGAGGATGAAGAGTAATGGCTAAAAAAGGTATGCTACACAAGCTAGATAAAGAGACACGCAACAGGCACTTCCCAGAGTCCAATGGTGGCAAGGGCAGTAAGGCTCGCACACAAACCAACGAGACACGCGAGAAGTTTAAGAGTGGCTATGATGGTATCGACTGGAGCAAGAAATGAAAACCTATATCCATGTCAACCAGCATAAGATTAAAGCTAACTTAAAGCATGGTACGGATGATCCAGTTATTACTGTTAAACAGGGAAAGAAGAACACCTACTGCCACAGCGTCCAAATACTTGGTGACTCTGTAGTGCGTTATTCTGAAACAAGCAAGCCCATCTTATCCTGTGGTGCGCGAGTCGTTATAGAAACACAAGCTGAGGTCATCACTGAATGCCGACAATAGAATACTGCATGGGGCCACAAGGACAAGTCCTACAAGACTACGCTGACTGTCGCTCTCAGAACTCCTTTATCATGGGGCCACTAGGTTCCGGCAAGACTGTACAAACTATCCTCAAGCTATTCGACCTGATGACCGAACAGAAGCCCGTCATGACTCCTGGACACAAGAACTATGGTGTACGATTGTCCCGTATCATTGCCTGTCGAAACACCTACTCAGAACTGTTCTCCACAACCATTAAAGATTGGCTAGAGATTCACGAAGACCTTGGCCCATTCCGTCAAGGTAACAAAGAACCACCTACCCATTACATCAACTTCCGATTAGAAGATGGCACCTCCGTTAAATGCGAGGTCATATTCATCGCTTTTGACCGCCCTGAGCACGTTAAGAAGGCCAGGGGTATCCAGTGTACATGGGTGTGGCTAAACGAGACCAAAGAGCATTCTAAGGCCGTTCTCGATATGCTTGACCTACGTCATGGTCGCTATCCTTCCCCCAAGGAGGGAATCAAACCTACGCATCACGGTGTGCTGGGTGACAGTAACGCCCCCGATGAAGACCACTGGTACTACAAGCTGGCAGAAATTGAGCGCCCTGAAGGCTGGGCATTCCATCGTCAACCCGGTGGTGTGTTCAAAGATGGGGAAACTTGGAAGGTAAACGATAGGGCCGAGAACCTGCCTAACCTCCCTGCTAACTATTACAAACGCGGACTATCAGGTAAAACACATGATTGGATTAAAGTTAATCTTGCTAATGAGTACGGCTTTGTCTCTAACGGCAAACCTGTTCACCCAATGTATACGGACTCTGTTCACGCATCCCACATGGACTTCACACCGTGCAAGGACACTCCTATCATTCTGGGTTTTGACTTTGGTCGTACACCTGCTTGTGCCTTTCTTCAGCGTACTGCTATCGGGCGTTGGGTCTGCTTTGATGAAATGGTGCTTACTGATTCCGGTGCCGTAGACTTTGCGCCTACCCTAAAACGCTATATTGAAGAGACTTATCCTGGATGCAACTTTAAGGGCTGGGGTGATCCCTCTGGGTCAAACAAGAATCAGTCCAACAGTGAAACTCCATTCCAGATCATGCGAGCCGCTGGCATTCCCTGTCAACCCACAGAGTCTAACGATCCCCTGAAACGCCGAGCCGCTTTAGAAGTGCCCATGAAAGAGATGTGTATGGATGGTAAGCCTCGCTTTATTGTCTTGCCCAAAGCCTCTATGATACGCAAAGGGTTACAGGGTGGCTTCTGTTATCGTCGTGTACAAACGTCAGGCGAACGCTACAGTGATCAACCAGACAAGAATGAATACTCTCACCCCGTAGAGGCCCTAGAGTATGCCCTACAAGGTGAAGGTGAAGGTCGCTCTGCTCTCCGTAGAGATCAGGGTTTTGCAAAGCCACACACAGCAAAGGTGAACTTTAGTGTCTTCTGAAGTAGATATGTATGTCGTATTCACTGGCGATACTGGGCATTGGTGGTCTAGGTTTATCAGGGAAGATATGGGCCACTGCTATGTCATAGTTCCCTCTAACGGGAAGTTTATTGTTGCTGGGAAGAATACAGCAAAATATGATCTCTATAATGTAGACTCAATAAATGGTATAATTGGGCCAAACGATATAATGCTTGGTTATAAGCAAGAGGCCACCAGTGCCCACTTGTTTGCGCTAAACACCTGTGTCGGAAATGTTAAACAGATGCTTGGCATTAAGAATCCATTTGTCTGGACTCCATATCAACTATTAAAGTACATGAGGAAACATCATGGGTAGCTCACCAAAAACTGTAGCTAAGACTCCGCAGCAAGTAGTCATGGAAGGCAGGCAAGAGCGGGAACTTGCAGAACAAACAAGAAAAAGTGAAAGGCGATTAAAGCAAGTGGCTAGAGGAAGGCTAGGGAAGAAAACTCTTTTAGAAAAGCCTATAGGACAATATGCTACTATCAAGGAGCAGAAAGCCGAACCAATGAGTAAAAATATATTTGGAATATCGTTTAACCCTGATAAGGGTGAAACAGTAACAAACAAATTGGGGTCGCGGTTTAGTAACCGAGCCTCTGAAACAGGTTCACGCAAACGCTCAGGGCTTCTTGGTAAAGCATCAGCTAAAAACCCGCCGATGAGAAAAAATTCTGGAGCTATTGCGAAAACACTGAAAGCAGCTAAAACGAGCTCGTTAATATGAAATTACCTAAAGAGCTTGGTTCACTGACGGACTTAAAGCGACGAGAGAATGATGCATTTAAACGTGCCTCTATGTGGCACAGTATACTAGACGATGCCTACGAATACTTTCTGCCCAACCGTAATCTCTTTGATGACTATATGCCAGGTCAAGAGAAGATGGATCGTATCTTTGACTCCACTGCACTTGAGGCAATTCAACAGGGCGCTAGTAAACTGCAAGAAAACATTGCACCTATCTGGTCACGCTGGGCTACCTTTGAGCCATCTGATCAGGTTGTTAAGCAGCTTGAAGAAGGTGACTTTGATGTTAGCCTACAAGACATACAGGGCAACTTGCATATTCAGGCAGAGGTTATCTTTGATTACATTAACCGATCTAACTTTGCTACTCAGTTCTATGAGCACGCCCTTGATCTTCTTATTGGTACAGGTACACTCCGTATTGATGAAGACGAAAGTGACGAGATGCCCATCATCTTTAACGCAATTCCTCAGAAGGGAATAGCATTTGAGGAAGGCCCACAGGGTAATATTGAAACGCATTGGCGACGATTTAAGGTAAAGGCTCGTAACCTAGAGCGTTACTGGAAAGGCTTTGAACCATCAGAGAAGATGAAGATAGTTATCAAGGATAAGCCAGACACTGATGTCGATGTGCGCGAGGGTGTTGTCTATATGCCCAAGAGTAAGACCTACTATGGTTGCGTATGGGTAAACTCTGAAGATCGTATTAGCTGGATGGAGGACTTTGGCGAGTCTAGCCCTTGGGTTACAGGTCGCTATAGCAAGGTCGCTGGTGAGATC